TAAAAGCACCGATCATCTTCAACAATTCCTGAACAGCGGTTGGCGCTCAATATATGATAACCTCACACGTGAGAATAAACGCACGTTGTGGCGCAACATCCTTGATTCTGTCCATGTTTCACCTGATGGAATAGAAGTTTTCTTCAAGTAAAAAGCAGACATTTCTGTCTGCCATTTACTAGGAGAATTTCATGCCCAATGTCAACAAAACCACACCTATAATATACATCAATCAATCGCCGAATGCAAACGGTGATTTTTTTCTTTACTAACATTATGTGACCTGTAGGCTATGACAAGTTAGTATAGAATTTTGCAAATTAAAAAAACCACCTTTCGGTGATCTTATTCAATAATCATGACTGTTGGTTCATCGCTCCAACTATTTTTGCAAAATACATCGTCAGAATAATCATGCCATGCATAATCCGGTTCCGCATATTTATTCCCCATGCTATCGTGGTACAGTGCAACAACTCTGACTTTAAGTGGTGTTCCCTTACGCTCTAGCTTATATTTTGAATACTTGTTGAAATACTCCTGTGCTTCTCTGATTGCATCTTCCTTTGTTTTTTTCATGTTTTGTTTTCCTCTCTCTCTTTACACTTATTATTATAATACTATTATATAAAAAGTCAAACGCTTTCTTTATTTTTTTTGCATAAAAAAACAGCCCGCCGATACCCCGACAAGCTGAGAAAGGAATGCAGTGAACATGAAAACACTGCACTCATAGTATACCATGATTTTATTTAATATCCAAGCACTCTCGTTATAAAAATTGCATTTTCTGCCGAATATTCTGAACCATTGTTTTTCAGAGTGATCTGATAATTCTGGCTGAATGTGATCATTGAACCCGAAATATTCACAAGAGCAAACTTTGCATAGTCATAATCTGCAATATAATGAATCGTTCCTAAATGCACAAGTTTTCCATTCGGGCTGAACACCTTAACGCTGCCACAAGCATTATCACCAGACGATCTGTAAAAGATTTCAAGATATGTATAATTTTCCGCACTGTCTGACAATGTGACAGTTCCTGCCGTACCGCTTGCGCTGTTGTAAAGCACATTACCACTAATGCACACACCATTGACTTCAAGGCTTTTATCGTGTTTCGGGAAACAATTCACACCGAAGCTGTATTTCTTGATGTCAACATATGTGACCGGAATCCCCTTCGGAAGAATCAGATTGTAGGTTGTCTTTCCTATCCTGTCGGAAACCTCAACCTGTACGTTCCACTCGTACTCGTTATCAGCAGTAAAATTCGTATCGGTGTTATTCTGGATTGTTGCATAACTTCCATATGAGCTGTCAGAAACCTTCTTTGTTCGATACCTGATTGTGACTGTATTCTTTCCGCCTATTGACGCATAGTTTGCATTTACGTTTAATACACTTTCTGAATAATAGTTGCTCTTTCGGTTCAGTTTGATAATCGCACTCGGCAAGCTCCAATCATACACAAGAACCGTGATCTTTTTCTGGCCCACATTTCCCCTTGAATCAACGATTTTGACGGTCACTTCCGTGTCGTATGATACATTTACCACACCAACATTTATAACGCCTGTAGAGCCTTTTAACGTGCCTGTATACGCATTACCATTTACAACCGCTGTCAATGTTTTCAGCGTGGCACTGTTTAATGCCTGCGCATTGCTTACGCTGATTTTCAATGTCGAGTTATTCCTGATAATGTACTGATTATCACCAGTGATTGCAACAGTTGCCGAATTTGAATCCTCATATGAAGCATCAAGTGTCGGATTAGAATTTACAACGTGCGCAATAATGGCACAGCTTGATGTTCCTATAACCGTGCTGCCACTATACGTTGTTACAGCAATCTCTCCGGTCATGCTATTGCTGTTTGGCATTTGTGCATAAAGATTAGATGCAATCCTGTCTGTATCAAGTGTAATATTATCTGTTACACCTGTGCTGATTGTATAGCTGTATGAACCCAACTTCAACACCACTGTATGCGTGAACACGGTTGACTTGCGATTCATATGCACGACAATTGTATCACCTATATTAAAATCAGGAGAATTGTTCGGCCATGTATTCAAACTTGGCTGTGATGCTCTGCCAATATCGGGAAGACTCCAACTTCCAGAACCTTTGCAGTTTACGCTCGTAACATAAATTGCACATTCTGCATATGCGCTGAAACTCTTTGCACCGTTAGTATCGTGACCGATTGCAAGCTCACCAGATGCAACAACCGTTCCAGTGTATAACTTAATTCTAGTGTTTGATTGATAAACAACAGTGCCGTTTACAGTACACTTGAAAGGGCCTGCCATGTACCAATAGCCTGACTTGATTCCTGCACCCTTCAACGTCCACGAAATAATAGACTGATTGTTTACTGTGCTTTGACTTTTTAATGACCAGTCAAATTGTAAGCATGCACCATCATAAGCTGATGTTTTGAATGTTCCTGATGTAGCCATATCACACCCCCACTATACCGATTCCATCGTTTGTAACAGTATCGCCATCTTTTACTGTAATCGGGATAAACCTTGCTTTGTTGCACAACGTGATCTCTTCCTCAATAACAGATTTTTTTTGATGGAACTCATCACCTGAAACCCAGAACGTTTTTGCTCCTGTGCGGTCATATCCTGCAAAACCAACGTAATTATTGACCACCAAATATGAGCCGTCAAGTCCATACATAATCAGCCCGTTTTTGTCCAGCTTTGCAATCAGATTATTCGCTTCATCGAATACCTCAATCTGTCCGTTCTGGTTAAGATTAGAACCAAGTTTCAATGTTCCTCCCTTAATCATGTCCGCAACTAAATTTATAACGTTGATATGTTGCATATTCAGCACATTATCAATCGTCCATGCACTCTCGAATGTTCCATTGATTCCAGTGCTTGAAAATGCAATACCGCCACTGTTGATCATAATAACGTGGTGAGCTTCTTCCTTTGGCAATGCGTCAACAACCAGAATCTTGTCGCCTTCATACACCACATACGAATTACCAAGCATTCCTAGAATTGTGTCCTGTGCATGTTGCATTGCATCTGAAAATACAACCTGTAAAGCTGAATTGTTCTGCTCTACGCTCTGCTGAATTGTTGAACTTACTGTTCCCATAAGGTCGGAAACCTTCTGCTGAAAATTCCCAAATTCAAGCTCCGTATACTTGCCTAGAATGCAATCATAATCATACGAAATAACATGCGTTGTAATGTCCACGCCCATAGGTTCATCAATGACTTCGATAGTATCTCCAATGTCTGTCAGTTTTTCAAGGTTAGCCTTGAGTGTGTAATTCACTTTTGGCACGCAATTCTCGTCAACGTATGCCTGTCCCTGTTTTCTCAAATCCTCAATAAGTGCATTGTTATATGCTGTCTCATCAAGATGTCCTTCGGCATCCTTGTATAGGTCTTGGTCAACATTTTGGTTGAAAGATACAACTTTTGTAAATGGGATATCATACTGTGTCTTGCTGTAAAGATAGACTTCATCCAACAGCAACCCATCTTTTCCAACTGGCATAAGTTTTGTCACAACATTATCCCAGTTTGCCGTGCATGTCATTTCCTTCAGATTCTTTTTGTACCGCACAGTCACACCATTATCACGCCCGATATTACTCATGATTCCGAACCTGTAGTTGTCACGTACAAAGTGCCCACCCCAACGCTCCAGAACCGTACTAAAAGCGTCATACAGTGATTTTCTCACGCACCTATATGAATCTACCATTGCAATATCAGAATACGTCTGAAACGGGCTAGGATTGTCTGTGGCGCTGTTCAGATGGTCCATCGCATCGTTGCAATTTTTTTCGACCACATAGCTGTCTGCAATCACATAGTTTTCTGCATCATATGATATATGCGGTGCTTTGATTGTGATCTTGTGTTTTGTTTTTTCTGGATTCTTAATACGGAATGCCTGTGCGCCCTGTGGCGTATCTGCAACGATGATTCTATTTGCTGTAAGAATATCAACATATGATATGTCTGCTTCAATATTAAGATAGAATTTTCCATTGTCCTCTTTATGGACTTTCGCCTTGAATGGCTGGATAACGCAATCACCGTTGCTTGTAAAATCCTTGTCCGTTTCTCCAAATACTTTTATCATCTCACACCTCGCTTATATTTATTATACTAAAAAGGCGCTCAATGCGCCTGTATCTATATCAGACAGATATGCAATGTCTGCCTTAGCTTTATTTAACTGTTTGTCTGCTTCAGTGCTTCTGCCACTGCATCATGCCATCTTTTTGGCACATCTTCTAATGTCATACGATTCATTGTGATTTGTCTTACATACCATTTTACCATTGTTATTCACCCCCTACGATTTCCGCTAGTGACGCGATGGCTTCGTTGATGGCTGTAATGTCAGCGGTGTTCTGCTCAGAGGTGTTTTGCAGCGCCTGAATCGCCTTTGCTGCGTCTACCACTGCTTCTCTTGTTTCTTTAACCACAAGAGTCACTTTAGTGGTGTTCTCTTTAGAATTGACTGAGATGCTGTCCCCGAGGCTGTAGCCTTTGGCTGTAAGTACTGTTTCGCCTAGTTCATTTAAAATTTTAATATCCGACACCTGATCTTGAGTCAAGACATCTACCGTCTTTTGGTATCCCATATCAATTAAAGTCAATGAAACACCGTCTTCGAGTGTACTAAATTCTTCAATATCTAGGTTCGTTCCATCTTTCAGGATTAATTTTTTATTTTCTTTCATTTCGCTTCCTCCTTATGCTATGCGTTTCCAAAAGTATACAGTGATATAAGGTTGTATGTTATTATGGGGTCCATCTCCACCTTGGTTACCAGTGTCATCCCTACCAGAAACTATTACTCGGTCAGTAAATGCAACTTGGCCACTTACTAATCCATAACCTTTTGCTTCAATGCTAGATAAATATGTTCCTCTTGAGTGATGATGCAACGGCATTTCTGCTATAGTTAATTTATGCTTATACTCGCCACCAGTGCTGCCTGCCGTAAAGTTCATACTCGTACTGCCATCATTACCAGTACCTTCGCCGATTAAAGTTCGGCCTTGCCCAAATCTTTCCCATGTGCCACCGAATGATGTATTCGGATTAAAGTTAGAGCTAATGCTTATGTAGACACTTCCAACTGGGTAAGCCTGAAGTGGACCAGGTATTTTAGCTTTTATCTTTCCCCAAAAGTATTTAAGTCCTGTTTTATCTAAATATTCAGCCATGTTTCCTCCTTAACTAGCGACTATCGAGTCGATTTCTGAATTGGAAATTGCCGAGACACTTGTTGTGCTCAGACTATCCAATTTGGCTTTATCATCTGAAGACATCAATCCGTTTGTCTTCTGTGTTGCAATAGAATATGTCGTATCGGTAAACTTTGCACCTGCCGGAACATCAGCGCTAATCGTGTGTCCATCCACTTTACCGGACCAACCGTTTGGCGTAATAGCACCAACTAATATTCCACTATTTTGTAAACCGTTTTCATTTTTATAAAAGTTCCAAACCCCGCCGTATTCATGAAAATCACACATGTTGTGGCCTGCATAGCCATAGTCAATAGCGTGATAGTATGTGTTGGCGTTTCCTTCACCACGAAATTTTTTACATTGAAAATAGCTTTCTTCAGCTTCGCCTGTTGAAAAATATTCGGCGTTAAGTCCACCTGTCATAGTATCACCGGTTTTCGCTACTGCGCCTATCTGACCGGCTGTAACTCCGTGTGGATTGTTTTTATTTCCTATATGGTTTCTGGCTGTAGAATCCTTGACCGTGTATGCTGTGCCATCTGGGAGCTTGATACTTGATATATCAGCCATTCAAACAACCCCCTTTATTTTGATGTTATCGTTTCGTTTGTGCCTGTAAACGCTGGTGCGGATGCACTAGCAGCCTTAATGCCTGTGGCAACCGTTACCGCTGTTCCTTTTGTTGGCAAAGACCCTGCTGAAAATCCAAGTGTTAGAACCTCATTTGCAACCGATGCCGTGAAACTTGGTAATGTGCCTACACCACTGATAGGCGTAACACTCGCTGTATTTACAGCAACCGAAACAGTCGGTGCGGAAACTGAACCTTTCGGTGTATATGATGCACTCGCAGAATCTTTGAATGCCAGTGCCTTAAGACTGCCTGTACTACCGAACTCGTGCCACTTACTATCTGATGTGGACCACACAAGTTCAAGCGAATTGTAAATTACAACGTCACCGTTTGATGGCGTATAATCTGCATTATTGATCTTGATTGGTGATGTGCTAGAGCCATCCGCAAGTGCCGTTGATGTAACTCCTGCGTAATGCATAGCACCTGTTGCAGAACCCTTTAGAATGCTAATGTCATGTCTTGCTGTTGCATCTTTGATGTCGTAAGTTGCTCCGCTAGGTAATGTGATTTCTGAAATATCTGCCATTTTTAACCTCCTATAATCAGTTTTCCATCGTTAACAGTATACGTCGTACCGCTGTTCCATTTAATCCTGTCTGTACGTGATACGTGTATATCTGCATTGCTTACATGTAAGTTTATTTCGCTGTTCATATTTTCAAACTTTTTTTTGGCTTCGCTTGCGCTCTCAATATCATAGTCTGCAAGTGTTTTGTTTCCCTTTACATCAATATTGTTGATTTTAGGGATATTAGTTAATCTGTTATAATCGTCTGTTCCGACAACTGAAACGCTATCCAATTTCACGGTTAAGTGATCATCGTCCGCAAGCATGATAATCTTGTAATCGTCCATGCTTTACACCCCTTTTTCGGTATCACATGCAAATGTGACTTCTTCCGTGATAATCAGCTTACCTATAAATGTCTGATGTATTTGGTCGCCTCTTATAAGCTCAATATCATAATAATAAGTACCAAAATCAATGTAGTCTGTATCTTCTGGCATAATTGAGAATGAATATACATTTCCGTCTTTAGTTATCGTTCCATCAGTCAGCTTTTTCTGGATGATAACTTTTCTCGATGACGTATTTTCTTTTACCGTAAAAGTGATTTGAGTGAATCCTTTGCTTACCTCTGCATCGTTTGCATCATGAACGGTAAAATGAACATTTCTCAAGTCCCCTCTTGGCATCGTAATATGTTCCATGTTATCACCTAATCTTTCGTAATAGAATCAATATCACCATTTAAAATAGATGAGATTGGAGTAATATCATCCCACTCGTATTCGTAATCGGTGTTGCTTTTCTTTTTCAAAACCTGTCCTGCAATTCCTCCAGAAGGAATGCCGTCACCTTTGTCTCCCTTTGCACCATTTGTCACCGTGAAAGTTGACGTTGTACCATCATTAAACCGGATTGTGTAAGTGTCTACAAGTCCGCTTGTGCTAGTTTTTTCGATACTTGAGATTCCTTTTCCGTTTGTGACAGAAAATGTTGACGTTGTACCATCATTAAACCGGATTGTGTAAGTGTCTGCAAGCCCACTTGTTCCTGTTTTACTGATACTTTCGATTCCTTTTCCATTTGTGACAGAAAATGTTGACGTTGTGCCATCTGTCAGTGTGATTGTGTAAGTGTCTACAAGCCCACTTGTGCTAGTTTTTATAATTTTCTTGATGCTCTGTCCTTCCTGACCTTTCAGCATGAAGACCTTACATATAGGTTTTGTAATGTATTCGCCCATTTTATGCACCCCCTATTATGTGATTCCGTGTCGTACTTTCAATGCACCTGTCAGGATAGTGAACACATCGCTGTTAAGTTCAATTTGCATGTCATAAAAATAATGTCCTGATTCAATATCCTTTGTATCTTCAGGCGCAATTCGCACCACGTAATACATCTTGTTGCGCTCCTGCTTGCTGAATGAGATGCCTTTTCCAAGTGTTTTCTGGAATACGACATCGTCATCATCAAGATTATTTTTGCACGTGAAGAACGCCTTTTCAAGCTCCTGCGGTTTGTCATCGAACTCAATCTCAACCGCAAATGACAGTGTGTCACCTTTGATCATTTCAAGATTCGTCTTTTCCATTAAATCCACCTCGACTGTTTTTCAAACGCAATATAAGTAAGCTGTCCATCCCATGACACGGAATTAGGCCCAATTTTAAGAACAAATTTGTCGTAATTTCCGACAACGTATCTGTTCATCAATGCATCATCATTATACGCTTCGAGCCTTTCTGTGTCTATTGTGATTGAATTTGATGTACTCATATCAATCCGAAACAGCTGCACACCATTCAACGAAAGATTGATTGTTCCTGAACCCTTGATATGAATGATTGGCTTGGAAACATAATTGCCGTTATTTCTCACGGTAATAGCACTTGTCGGATTGCTGAACACCTTCATTTTTTCAATACTGCTGTATTTGAATGGCTGTACATGATACGTGATCTCAGCCGTTCTGAACCTCATAAGGCGTTCATAATCAATCGCATCCAGAATATCATACACGTAGTATTTTTCTGGTTCATTTGAAAATATTACCGTTCCGCTTGAATTGAAAAACGGAATAATATCATCAATGTCATAGTCACCAAACAGACCGATTTTCATTTTTTTATTGAAAGCCGAATATCCAAGCCTTGTGATCACATCACCGTCACGCCCGTCTATCTGCTCAATGCTTGTACGCATTAATGGCTTTGTGATAGGTGGCAATTCCTGAATCAGCAATCCTTTTAAATATCGGCTGTCTTTTCCGTTTTGAATTACATAGTTTCTCATATTTTTACCGCCTTAATTGTATATCAACTTTGTAACAGTTTTATCAACGAAATGTCCCATTTCTTCGTCATCCATCTCGATTTTGACCTGTGACAAAGCATCCTTGAAGGCATCAACCATGTTTCTATAGTTTCCACCGCTTGTCGAAATACCACCGTTCACATTGAATGCGTCAGACATTCCACTCGCCAATGCTTCAGTCTGATTTATCAACTCTGGGCTTGCCTTCCTCAAGGAATCGCTCAAACCTTCCACCATATCAGGCATCCAGCTCTCGTATTCAGCCAATGGCCCTTCGTCAGGTCTTGAGAAATGAAGGAACGACTTGATTTTTCCTGCAACGTCGCTGACTGCACTTGTGACTTTATGAATCGCACTTCTGATGCCGTTTGCAATACCACTAATCATATCGACACCCCAGTTATACAGCTGACCCGGAAGTCCACTGATTGTGCCGATAATGTTATTTACAAGCCCTGATGCGGCATTTGCACCTGCTTGTGCCAACTGCCCTGCAAAGTTCCATGCGTTATTCAATGCGCTTGACAGCCAATTCCATACAGCAGATGGAAGTCCACTGATAAATGACACAACACCATTGACAAAGTTAGAACCTGCTGCGGAAGCCCTAGAAACCATGTTAGAAGCCCAATTCTGTACGTTGCTTATAACATTACTAAGGAATGCACCAATACGTCCAGGAAGGGCCTGAAACCACGATATAAGGTTGTCTATGAATCCACCAACCGATATAATTGCATTTCCAACCGTGTCCTTGAACGCATTCCACACATTTATAACAGCATTACGGAATCCCTCGTTTGTATTCCATAATGTGATGATTGTTGCTATTAGTCCTGCAAGCAACGTTACAACGAGCATAATCGGATTGGCATTCATGACACCATTCAACAATGCTTGTGCAACAGATGCACCTTCATTAGCCGCCTGAAATGCTTTAACCGCTCCTACCACACCGTTAATCATGCTTGCAACGTTCCACGTTAACATAGCGGTCCCAATGCCAGCAACAAGTGAAATGATCGTACCGCCATTGTCCATGATGAATCCGAATAAATCACCAACACCAGAAACAATATCATCAATGACAGAAACGATAGAATCAACATCCATATTGTCGATTGCATTTGTTACGTTTGGAATCCACTCATCAGCGGCCTTTTGTAAAATTGGCTGTAATGCTTCGCCAAGCTTTGAATTTATCGTATCACTCAATGTAGAAAGTCTTCCATCCAAAGTTTGAGATTGTGCATCCATTGACTGAAAGTATTTTCCACCTTCAGATGTTGACCGCTTCATTGACTCTGTGATCTCATCGACTGACATTTTGCCTTTTGAAATTCTGTCATAAAGGCTTTGCATGCTTTCTCCGGTCTTTTCTGAGATTTCCTGTAACGGGTTGAATCCAGCATCAATCATCATGTTGATGTCTTCAAGTGTTACTTTCTGCGCTGAGTTCATTTTTCCGTATGCTCTCGCAATGGAATTCAGCTTGTCTGCATTACCCTGTGAAATATCACCAAGCATCATCATACTATCGACAGCATCATCAGCACTAAAGCCAAAGTTCATCAGCAAAGATGTTGCATCTGCCAACTGTGGCATGTCAAATGGAGTTGTTGCACCAATATCTGCAAGTTTCTTGACCGTTTCCCCTGCTTTATCAGCTGAACCTGTCATGACCGTAAACGATGTCGTGTAATACTCCATGGATTTCTGATAGTCAACAGCACCACCTACAAGCGACTTGAATCCATCAACAACCTTGCTGATTGCCTGTGATGCAAGATTAGCCATCGTACCTTTTAGTACCGTGAACCCGTCACCAAGCTTTTTTGATGCATCATCGGCATCATTCATATTGTTAGACAGATTCTTGACCTGTTTTGAACTGCCGTCAGACTCTTTTCCAAGATTATCAATCTCTTTCGCTGTCTTGTTAACGTCCGCTTGAGCATTGTTCATCTGCACTGCAAGCTGTGACAATGATTTCTTGTTTTTGTCCTGTGCTACAGTGCTTTCGTCGTACTGCTTCTGCAACTCGTTAACAACTTTTTCTTGTTCTTTGTACTCTTGACTGTTCTTGCCAACTTGAGCTTCAATACTTGCAAGCTTTCCCTTTTCACTTGCAAGCTTTTCACCGAGTTGCGCATGCTCATCTGCTGACTGTTTAACAGCATCCTGATATTGCTTGTACTGGTCAGAAACTAACTTCAGCTTCAATTTCTGCTCTTCAAGGCGCTTGTTCAGCACGTCACTCTTGGCTGTCAATGCTTCGGTGCTTGTGTCGTTCTTGTCATATGTACTCGTAACAACCTTCATTTCAGAAGATACTTCACGCAAGCTCTGTGTGATTTGACTTAACGCTCTCCTGTATTCGCTCTCGCCTTTTAACTTAATTGTTCCACCAAGTGCCATATGCAACCCCCTTCCTAGAACCAGTCGTCCTCATGCTGTGATTTTTCATATGCCTTCGCATATGTTGTTCCTGTCTTTTCAAGCATCAGTTCAAAATCAAAATCGTTCTTGTAATGCTTGTAATACAGGTTGAAAGTTGTCAGTGTCAATCTTCCAACTTCATGAAATGTAAAACCAAGTTTGTTACGCCCGATAAAGTAGAACCATGTAAAGTCTATCGGCTCTGGTTCATCCTCATCGGGGATTATGCGTTTTTTTCGGAACTTTTAGTGCTTTCAACAACAGTTTCGTTTACCTTCTTCGTGGCTTCAGAAAGCCCAATGTCAGTTATCATTCTTCCTGTCTGTTTCAATGTCAGTGGCTTTTCACTTGTGCCTTTTTCCTCGTTCTGAATATCAATATACTCATTGATCATCGCCCAAATTCCGAAAATGATTGCCTTTGCGTTTGGCTCTTCATCTTTACTATCTGTGAGTTTGCCCCACGCATCAAGTGTGCCGTATTTGTCCTGAATAACTGCCATAACGTTCAGATTAAATACAAGCCCGTATGTCTTGCCTTTATACTCAAATTCTTTTGAAATTTCCTTCATGTTTTCCTCCTAAAAAATAAGACAGGGATGAACCCTGTCTTTAATATTCTTTTAAACTGAAGTCTTTGCCATCAGTCCTTCAAGATATGTGACAGCTTCAGTCTTTGTATCAAACGTGTCTGTCTTTGACCATGTGCCATCAGCCAATGTTGCAACAGTTCCTACAAGCTCAGTTGTACTGAATGATACGCTTTCGCCTTTTGTAGCATCATCCTGTGACGGTTCTGAGAACTTAACCTTGCACAGGAACTCTACCGTGTACTTGTAAGCTCCGTTCACCATCTTTGTGACAATTCTTCCGAAACCTACATACGGCGCAACATCGTTTGAATTTCTGACAAGCCCTTTCCCACTTTCTGATACCTCATGTCCAAGAAGGTCTGCCATGACCTGCACATCTTCGTTGTCGATTCCTGCTGTAACAGACCCCTTCTGAAAAGATGTATCGCTCTCAGCCAATGCATCATCTGCATACAAAGACGCATCATTGTTGCTGATATCCACTTTGCATGAAATAGCCTTGGCTGGCTTTTTTGCGCCATCATAAGTGGCTTTGCCATCTTCCGATTCCGTAAGTTTTGAATATCGGAAGTTATTTAACCCGATTTTAGCCATTATTCGCTCCTTTCAATTGAGAAACATAATGTTTTGTGATAATACTTTGTATCGTCCTCGTACATATCTTCGGACGATCTGTCCGGTTCCCACATAAACCCGACAGCTGTAAGCAATCCCTTTAGCGCCTTGATAATCGGCTTGTAATTGCCTTTTGTGTAAATATCAAAGTCATAATACTCGATATAATTTAGCAATTCGTCATCACCATGTAATACACTCTCTGCATCTGTTTCCATATACGTGATGTACGTTTCTTCGTTGCCATTATACCGCAAGAACTTGACTGGAATTTTTTTGCCGTTGACCGCAAAGTCACTCAATGTTTTTTCGATGAGGTTATTCATCTAAAAGCCCCCCGCTTAAACTCTTCTGCGCTTCTTCCATCGCTTTCATGATTTGTGATTTTTTGAAAGACTTTCGAAAAAAAGGATGCTTTGGATATTTCCTTTTGTCACTACCATATTCGAACATGTTCGCAACAAGTGGTGCAGGAGTCTTTCTTCCATCTTTGTTGATGAAATATCCAGTTATCATGACTTTTGTGTTGATACCATCATCTGACGGCGTTTTATAAACTCGTGACAGCTTCACATGGCTGCTAAAGCCTGAACTTCTCAGCGACTCCGGAAGTGCCGAAATAACGTTCTTGTATACGACCTCTGCCCCTGCTTTGGTCATGCCACCAAAGATGTGATCAAACTGTTTGTCGATGTAAGATATATCCTTCAATACGCTATCGTCAATATCCATAACAAGTTTTGCCATCAGTGTGTCACTTCCTTTGCCTGAATTTCTAATTCTACGCTGTTTTCATCAACATTGTTCAAATACTCAATCGTATATGTCTTGCCATGGAACTCAATCAGCATGTCTCTTGTGATCTGCGTTTTAGGAAATCTGATAGTGAAATTGGTGTATGCTTTTTCAAAATCAGAATTGTTCGCAATCAGCGTAAAGCCTTTTGTCGTTCTCACGTACGCATACGGCTGTAGTATCACCTGCTTCTGTTCTGTCTGAAAGCCATCCTCGTCTGTCACAATCACAGTTTTATAAATTGTGATACGCTTTGAATACTTCCCTGCATTTAACATGATTCACACCTCACAACAGATTGACGCTATGCATCGCAAGAATGCTCTGAACAGTATTGTTCAAATCCTTGCTGTCAACATACATCGTGCGGTTGTCCCACATGTCCTGACACAAGATAAGCACCACAATCACAAATTCAGGATATTTGTCAACGCCATCATCGTCAAGTCCTGTATAACTTTTGATAAATGAGGTTGCAATAGAAATAAGCGTGGTCAATGTATTTTTATCACTGTCTGTTACTTCGTCCAGTCTCAAATAATCTGCAACGCTATCCACTGTAATATCACTGACTTTGCTTACTTCCATATTGTTTCACCCCTTCTTATTTACCTGCTGCCATCACAAGCTTTGCAAGTTTTTGTGTGTCTGCAACCTTTGCATCCCACTCAACGAAAGCTAAAATTCCAAGTAGATGTTCTTCAGCATATCTTTCTTGCAACACTTGCATGTTAGCTTCTTCTGAAACTTTCACAGCTAAACCAGATAAGTCACCGTAATAAATGGTTGTTTTTCCTGCAAGCATCTTGTCCATCGCATCAGAGCAATAAACATCCTTGCCTAGAAGTGTATATCCCCATTTTGCTGTAAAATCACGGTTCAACAAATAATCGCCGTCATTATCCTTCAACTTTCTGATTGCATTTCGAGTTTCACGATTCATAATCCAAATAGAATTACCCTGATAGTTGTCGATTACTTTGTCTTGTAAATCCATCAACTCGTCTGATGTAATCTTTGTGGCTGCGGCAGTTGTAACAGTCATATCTGATGCAATGCCAGTTAGACCTTCAACCTTGCCTACAGTTCCGAACAAAATCTCATGTTCAAAATACAATGCGATTGCTTGTGCCATTTTTGCTTCGACAAAGCCAACAATGTCAAAGTTGGAATTGTTAATCAAGCTTTTTGAAATTTTCGCAAGACAACGTGCAAGGAATCCGCTAAGTGTAATCTGAGTGATAACAACCTTTCCAGACTCTGCTGTAGTTCCTTCATCTGCATATTGCATCACGATAGAACTGTTTTGTGCATCATACTTTGGAAGAATCAGAGTGCCAGTAATGTTATATCTGTCTGCCATAGAGAATACAGGTGAGATTTCAATAACCTGAGAAATGATTCTATTCCAAACAGTTGTCGGAATAAGTGTTTTTGCATCTGCTGGCATTGTTGGTGAGTCAGTATTTACAATTCCACGAATTGCATTCTCGAATGTTTTGCGATCTCTTTCTGCATCTGTCATTGCATCATGTCCATCAGGAATTTTCTTCATGCTCATTCCTGCCATTTGGTCGTACATAGCAATAGTTGCATCAATTTCCTTGACTTCCTTTTCTAAGTCTGCGAACTGCTTCTTTTCGTCTTCAGATGGTAATCTGTTTTCTGCCTTTGCAGTTTTCAACAAGTTCTCCATCTGAGCGACTTTTGCGTTTCGATTTTCGATAAGTGCTTTTACGTTCATTCTTTCGCCCCTCCGTCTTTCTTTAATGAACAAATAATATTCTCGTATGCTGAATAATCAAGCGCACGATCCTCGACAGGCTTTTTAGTCTGTTTTGGTTTTTTTAGTGCATCTGGCACATGCTTGTAATTTCTGAATAAATCTGTTGCACATGCCTGTACATCTTTCACAGTTTCAAGTTCGTTGACATTGAAATATTTCCCGATGTACATATCATCATCTGCATTGCCACTGAACCACGTTTCGTTGTTCACCAACTCTGCAATCTTTTCTGCCGTGATTCCTTCTTTTGCCTTTGCTTCATACATTGGCAACATCAATCCATTTTCAAGCTGATTGAGTGTGTCAATGTCATGCTGTAGCTCGTTTGCATTTCCGTATGCTAACGTCACTGGCTTGTGAATCATCATCATAGAATTTTTGTAAATATTGATATCGTCTGCAACCATGGCAAGGTATGTAGCGGCACTTGCACATAATCCATCAATGTACGCATGAATCGTTGCCCCTGTGTTCTGTCTGAATCGCTTTAACATGCTGACCATTGCCGAACTTGCAAACACTGAGCCACCGCCTGAATTGATGTAAATATTAAAATCTGTAACACCATTCAAACTTTCAAGCTCTGCCTTGAATGCATTTGTATCAACTGCTGTTTCTGATTTCTCGCCAGTCCAAAAGTTTGGCTTGTTCTCATCAACAATATCTCCATATACATAGAAATCTGCACTATTTTTCGTCAGATTCTTCAGGTACTTGTATTTCATCATCTGCCCCCTTCTCTTCAACTTTATCAGCTTTTTCTTCTTCATCTCCACCTGTCACCTGTCCGGTGTTTGGAGTATAATACGTTCCGGTTTCAATATCATACAGAACTGCTCCCAGTCCAACATTGATCACGTCCATGCCCTCAATGTAATTGAGATTTTCCATACGACGCAACTCATTGATAGTCATAAGTCCTGTATCTTTTGCAACCTTGTAAGCATCGAATCTCTCTTTGATGCTTGCTTTCACAATTTCTTTCGTGTCAAATTCAAAGAAGAAGTTTTTCTTTTCTTTTTCTAACAGCAACGTGCTGTTTAGCGCTGTCTCAAATGCTTTAATAATCGGATATATCGCTTCCTTAAATGTCAGATTGAAATCACTATGAATGTGGAAAACTCCATTGATTTCATCCTGTAATGTTTTCTTCGACTCATTCAACTGCATTTCAACAGAACTGTTTGACGACTCCTGAAACTTGATGCCGTTATTCAAGACCATGACGGACTCGGTGTTGTTGGCATATAACCTTTTCCATGCTTCTTTCAGCTTGTCGATTTCTTCCTGTCCTAAACGTCTTTCGGCTTGTAAGAATCCTTTTTTATTACCACCTGTCTGAACCAGTCCAAGCTGATACACCAACGTACTGTATGCCGTTTCAAGTGCTTTTGAAATTTCTTCCGTCAATCCCTTTCCGCTTGCTCCGTCTTTGGTATTTCTCAAGAGTTTGACCATGTTCCACGGATATATTTTATCTGTACCAACATAGAACTGTACGAAGCGATTCATCGGGTCGGAATTTGACCACACAGTAACGTTCATATCTGGAATATATTTTAACGCCGTGACATTGTTCTGTCTGTCTATCTGGATGTAACAATATCCACCCTTGCCAAGCAGATAATCCTCGACCATGGCCTTTTTTGTCTGAAACCCGTCAAGCGTGTTTCCTGTGTCGCCGTTCAACATTCGTACACGGCTGTCATTCTGCACTTCCTCAACTTTGCCTTTCTTGTACTTGTAAAGTTTGACAGGCATTGCCGCAATCGAACCACTGATAAAATCAACAGCACCTGATACGGCAGGAAGCGTGAGGGCCTTTTCCCTCGTGATTGTCTCATTATTGAGCAATGCCGATAACAGCACATCGTCAAGCTGAACACTTTGATCGTTAAGATTTACTTTATTCTTGAATATTTTTTTGAATAGTGCCACTCTCGTTACCACCCTTTTATAGTATTTTCTATTTGAAACATTTTACGCAAATATATTAGCATAAATTCACGTTTCTATCAATTAAATCATCTGGAATGTGAAGTCACCTTCGTTCAAGAAATAATCCTGCTCAAGAAGGTAAATTGCATTGATAAGTGATACCACCATATCAACCTTGCCGTTGCTCTTTTTCTTGCTCACGTACATGTTTTTGTTGGTGTCATATGCACATTTCGCATTCTGAAAGTTGATTTCAAGAAGTTTGTTTTCTGTGTATTTGAATTTCTGTGTAAGGATTGCTTCTTTCATCCTCTTTGTCGGAGAATGTAGCACGCTTGAATACTGCTTGATTTGAACCGTGTTATAGCCCTCATTAGCCAATTTCTGAGCTGTGCTTAATGCGTTCCATCTATCATATCCTATCGCCTGTATTTGCACGTTATAACGGCTCTCAACACTCAAGATTAATTGCTCAACAAACGCATATGAGATAACTCTGTCACCGCATGCAAATACCTTTCCACTCTTCAATAGTTCTTGATAGTTCACACGCTCTGAGACTGTTTTCTCCGTGATCCTGTCTGCTGGAATGAACGCAAAACTTTCTGCAAGAATGTTATCATCATCATCGACAGAAACCATGGCAACAGATGTATTATCGTTCGATTCTGAAAGGTCAACACCTAAATATACAACTCTGCCGTTCCAATCAATGTTAGCAACCTTGCATGCTTGAACATCTTTAACATCAATAAATGTCTCTGTTCCCTGTCCTTGATAGATAATGTTGCAGTGCTTTGTTACAAAGTTTTCTCGCTCGTTCTCAATGGCAATGGCTCTCGCACGCTTCTTGATAAGGTCATCCCAAATTTCAGGTATTTCCAATGCCGCAGGATTCGCCTGCTTTAAAACCAAGTCGTCAGTTTCCCAGTCTGATGTTTTGTCAGGTTCATACAACAGTGCAAAAACAGTTTCGTCTTTCTCAATACCATCCAGAACCTTCTTGGCATATGCAACCTCATCCTCGAAAGGATTGTCGATTGTCGGATATTTTGTGCTGATGATAAAGCCTAATTTGTTTACAACGTTCAACTGCCCTGATCTCATCGCTTCGACAGGATAACCGTTTGGCAATGCTCCAACCTCATCTGCAATGAATGCATTCGGCATACGTCCATCCATACGGTTGTTACTGTATGCTAACGGAATCAATGTGTTTTCATTCGGCTTGAATTTAATGTAATCCCTTAACAGCTTGAAACGCTTCGTTCCTTTGTACTCATATAACAGCGGACTGCTTTTGATTGTATCTGAGATTGCTTCTTTTATCTCTCTCGACAATGCACCATCTGGTGCAACCGAAAAGAACTTTGAGAACCTTGGTTCTGTCAAAAACAAGATAATAAAGATTGTAGCGACCGTGTACGTCTTAAAATTCTTTCTGCAAATCTCCAACAACCCTGTTTCATATCTGCGCTTTTTCGGATTCTCCCGATACACCGTGCCTAGCATTGCGATATAAATAAGCCACTGATAACCAGTGGCACACTTATACATAGACTGTCCGGCCTTGAGGCCTTTCGGCATAATCAACAGTTTCAAGATGTTCTCAATCTGCTGTACTTTCTTTTCGGATACGAAATACTTTCTGTCTTTTCCTTCAGCAATCCGCATCCATGCTTTCATTTGTAACTTAACGTACTTCGGTGTGGATTTCTTTCTAATAGATTTTTTGCAACATTGGTAAGCCTTACTGCTCGTCACCGCCATCATCTTCACCACCATTAATGATCTTCATAAGCGGGTCTGCATCCTGTTCTCCTGTATCGTCAACGCCAAAGTTACGCAAAATACGCATCAGTGTTGCAACTGTTTTGTTCGCACTGTCTGTTGTCCTGTTGTAATCACTTATTGCAGGATTTGTATACAAATTCTTCCTGTTCTTGACGTATTCTTTTGTTACTAATGCGCCTTCTGCTTTTATCGTCTTTTCAAGCTCTGTTAAGATATTCAACTGTACCTGATAACGCTTGAATGTCGTAATGAAGAAAAAATTAGATTGGACGCCACTTTCTTCGGCAATACGAATAATCTCTTGCGCCTGTTCATTTAATGATAGTTTTGCCACCTATTTCACCTTCATTTCTACTTCTTTTCTTAGGTCACTGTTTGTCTTAAACAGACCCGTTAGATTGGTTACATCAGTAAATCCGTCACTCTTAGCCCCTCTTGCACTCACACAAGCATGGTCTGCTTTGATATTAACATAGACGCTTTCGCTACCTGTTGCCATCGAAAGACATTCAGAAATATCCTGTGCTAGTCTTTCCTGTAGCTGTAATCTTTTGGCACACAAATTCACAATTCTAGGAATCTTGCTCAGTCCAATAACTTGGTATCTACCTTCAACTTCTTTAGGAACGTAAGCAACCGTTACTGTCATGTTATACATCAACGCCAAGTGGTGCTCACAATGGCTAAATACATTCTTTACTTCTTTGACGACCAAAGCATCAGATGGAACTGTAAATTTCTTATCATACATGTTCGCAATTTCCACATTAGTGTAGTTGTTCCCTTCCAAAAGTTCTTTCCAGTATTTCATAACCCTTCTAGGTGTCTCAATTAGTCCTTCTCTATTTACATCTTCTCCAAAACTTTCAACAAGAAGTCGGACAGCTTTCTCACATTTTTCTTCATCAAATTTATTCATGTCACACTCCTCTTTTCTGTGGGTCCCAAATAACTTTATGCAACTGTATCTGTACTCTATATTTCTCGGTATCTAAACCGTCGTTATGTAGTTCTTTAAGGAAACTGACTAAATTTCTTGCATCACATTTGCCGAATATTGGTGATAGATATACATAACATTTTGGTCTGTATTTCATGAGCAGATTTTTCACATAATGAAAATCAATTTCTGAGCATACAATCTTTAGACAGTCACTTTCCTTGAGAAGACATAAGTTTTCATCTTTCATATGTCCGTGCATTATACTTGTTGGTGTCTTCCAGTCCATCGTAATTGTAAGCCCTTGTGCTATATCAGACGGTACACTAATAGAGCCATTTGTCTCAAGATTTACGTGAAATCCTTCATCAATCAATTTCTTAAGAAGGATCATTGAATTTTCTTGAAACAATGGCTCACCACCAGTTAACGTAATACGTCTGTTACCTAGTTCGTGACACTTTTTGATAATATCATCAATATCCATTTCATTTCCTTCGTTAAAAGCGTATGCGGTGTCACAATACGAACATCTCAAGTTACAACCTGTCAATCTTATAAATGTTGCAAGGGCACCAGTTGTAATCCCCTCACCGTCAATACTAGAAAATATCTCATTTACTTTCATCTTCATAAATAGCAATGTTCCCCTCGCTTTCTTGGACAGATACCTTGTAACACTTATCACCAATTTCATCGTGAATCCATTTAGCCATATTTTCTGCTGTAGGATTTATTTCTCCAATGACGTTGTTGATATATTGGTGGTCTAGCTTATTGTGAATTCTTTTTTTAATTTGAGTGAAGTCCATAACCATTCCATTGTGATCTAGTTCTTCGCTTTTTAGATATACTGTAACAATCCAATTGTGGCCGTGAATATTTGAGCACTTGCTTTCATAGTCCAATTTAAGATTATGAGCTCCTGCAATTTCCATTCGCTTACTTACGTAATACATTTTCTTTGCCTCCTTATTCTTCGTATTCAACTGGGTCTTTTACCCCGTTTGCTTCAAACGCTTTCTTTCTATCAATGCAAGTTCCGCATTTTCCACACTGTTTTTTTCCGCCTTCATAGCATGACCATGTAAGATCATAAGGAGTTCCTAATTCAAGACCCAATTTTACTACGCCCGTTTTGTTTAGCTCAACCAATGGAGCGACGACATGAACAAGCCCATAAGTCCCAATATTGATAGCTTTACCCATCGTGTCGGTAAACTCTTTGCTACAATCTGCATAAGCATTTCCAGCTGAGTCATCCGCATGTGCTCCTAGATATATTTCACATTCTTCATCTTCATATAGTGATTGAGCTAGACTTGCAACCGTGCTAAGAATAAGCCCATTTCTGAAAGGAACGTAAGTTTCAACCTTTCCTTCTCCGTTTTTGGCAATTTGCTCGGCATATGATTCATGCTTTATTTCTTTTGTAGATCGTTCCAGTAACGAGCAGTTTGAATACTGCATGATACTTGATAAGTCAAATTCATAATGTTTCAATCCATAATAGTCAGCAACTTTTCTTGCACACTCAATTTCCTTTTTATGCTTCTGTCCATAATAGATAGATACCGTTGCTACGTTTTCTTTTCCGAGTTTATCAACTGCGATTGATACACATGTAGTTGAGTCAACTCCTCCACTTGATAATACTAATGCTTTCATACTTCCTCCTTATAAATATTTTTCTGCATACTTTTGAAACTTTAACCATTCTTCAATGTTGTGATGATTACCTTCTATGTAGTTCCTTATCCTTTGGTCCTTATGTCTTATACTTTTCAATGTGCCATCTTGAAACATGTATAACGTTCCAAATTTTGAACCACTTAACCATGATGTGCTATCCACTGAATAAAAATGGTATCTTTTTAATGCTTTCAGATTTGTAAATCCAAGCCCATGAACTTTGCATCCATTTTCTTTTGCTATACTTAGCATTGGGCTAAAATATTTGTACTCCTTGCATTTTATTTCTTTAGTCACAATTCCACCGATCGCAACATAATCATATTCTTTAGTTAGCTTGCGCCATTCTTCAAGTCCTCTTGATTTGTGCCAAACTGGAATACACTTTTTCCCAGTTCCTTTTTCAAGCACTGCCCGCATTTCTTTTACTTTTTCATGCCCTACGATACTGTCTATATCAAGTTCAAAGAAATACTTTATATCATACTTGTTTATGAAGTTTATGTAATCCTTTAGATACTGACTGAAATCTGTTTTTCCTTTGTTACTGTTCATGAACGTAAACGCACCGCTATCAAGCAAGAACATTTTGCATTCCTTGATATACGGAATCTGCCACTCTTTTATTGAGTAAAAGCTTTCTAAGATATAATCATTTTTGTGTTCTTCTAACACATATTTATGTGAACACGTACCAGCTATGAATATCTTCATGCCCCTACTCCTTGATGAACTGCTTGTGACAGTAAGGACATGTGATAGTATCTGTTTCTTTCTCCTCTTTCTTTGACTCTTCTGCTTCGGTGAAGAAGTCATCGAGATTTACTTCCTCGTTATCTGGAAATCCAAGTTCTGACATATCAATGTCAATGTTGTCTAACTCCTCGGTAAGAATATCCATGTTGAATCCAGTGTTCATTGTGGTTTGATTGTGGACAAGCGTATATGCTCTTCTTTGTTCGTCTGTAAGATCATCTAAACGAATAACTGGAACTTCTTTCATACCTAATTCCTTGCAAGCCTGTAACCGTCCATGGCCTTCAACAATTAGATTGTCTTTTCCCCAGATGCCAATAGGATCATTCATGCCGAATTCCCGAATTGAATTTTTAATTTGCTCAATCTGTTCAGGTGTGTGAATCTTTGCATTCTTTTCGTATACTTTTAGCTGCTCAATAGGAATGTAATCTACTTTTAACTTCATTGAATTGTTCCTCCTCCATTCTGAAATGTTCCACGTGGAACACTTTTCGCTTTTTTTTGTTTCTTTTTGAAACAGAAAAACGGCTATATTCACATTATAATGCAAAATTTACCGTTTTTCCAAAAAATCATGAGATTTTATTAATTTTGTGTATTTACTTATGGATGTTACATCTTGGTGTCACACCAGACAATGCCCGTTACCCTCGGGGGATTACTTCAGCTTCTCGATTCTCTGCCTTGCTAACTTCTTTAAATACTCTTTGTCAATCATTCCTGCATCAGCTACCCTGTGACAGTCTTTGCATAAGCATATAAGGTTATCATCATTCAACCATAGCTCTGGCTTATCCTTCAGCTTCTCTATGTGATGCACTTCAATATTACGGTAGTTATATATACCTTTGTCTTTACATACTTCACATAGATAGTTTGCATCTTCTCGTATCTGTTTGCTCTTCTCTGTCCATGCACTCTTGCTTCTCATCCTTGACTCTTTGTAACTGTACTTGTAGTGCTTCTTCTCTACATGACAGACATAGCCTTTCGGATGTATCTTCCCACACCTACTACAAGAATAATAGCCTTGCGCCATTACTTAACTCTCAGCTTTTGCCCTGCGTAAATGATATTCGGATTGCTGATGCCATTCATAGCCTGTAGCTTCTGCCATGTTGTGCCATATCTGGCTGCAATACCTGACAATGTATCTCCACTACGTACAGTGTAATATACTGCCTGAGATGCACCTAGCTTCTGGTTAACGATATTCTGAATGGTATTATAGTCATACCCTGCCTGTTCCAGTCTGTTCTTACGGTTGTTACCGTCTCCCCACTGTCCAGCAATTACCTCGCTTGCAATCTGTTCATTGCTCTTTCTGACAGGTGCAACCTTCTTGTTTACAATGTCTTGAATAACATTGTAGTCATATCCTGCTTGTGTAAGTCTGTTCTTGCGATCTTCACCATTGCCCCATTGACCAGCAATTACTTCATCAGCAATCTGATCAGTTGTTTTTGGCTGAGGCTTTACTGGAGTGTTACCTCTTGAATATCTGCTTAAATCTGCATACATGATATTCTTATCTAATGGCTTAGAAGTGTATTGCTGAATTGTTCCATATTGAGAAGTGTTTGTGCACTGTGTTCCGTCATTCATTCCCCAATTAGCCACCCATTTGTCGAATCTGTCATTTAAACCATTTACATATTGAAGCCATGAGCTAGAAATGTAAATGCCTGCGTAATATCCTGCGTCTTCAATTATTTTGCAGAACTTGTAGCAGATTGGAGCAATGGTTGCATTTGAGAACTTGAAGCCATGATTTCTCTTATAGCCGTCTGCGTCTTCCATATCAAACCATACACCAACCTTGATATCGTTCTTATATTTTGCGATTACATTAAGAACTCCTCTTGCTTCTGCTTCTGCTTCTGCCTCATTTAGAGCGTATGAATAATGGTAAACACCAAATGGAATGCCTAGCCTTTTGCACTCATTCACGTTTCTTTCAAATTTTTCGTCTAATTGAAAATGGCCCCATCCAACTCTAATAATTACAAACTGTCCTTTATATGGTTCTAAGTTGATGTCGCCGTTATGCTCACTAATATCAATACCGTACATTCTTTATTCCTCCTTTTATTTTATTTTGTCCTCTAGTCCTTTTATTCTTTGCTCGTGATTATCCTTGTATTTAAACAACGTATTTACACGTTCCGTAACAAGAATTAGTTGCTCTGATACCTTTTTCAGCTGCTCAGTCTTTTCGCCGTTATCTGCCATCATTTTCTTTGTTGTGTCACAAAAATCGTCCAGTTTCACATTGATTTTTACGAAATTTTTTTCAACATCCAACTGTCGATTCTTTTCTCGCTCTGCCTGTTCTTCCTGACGCTTTTTGCCACCTGCAAAGGTGTTAATTAACGTACATGCTAGTGATGTCAAGGAAATAAGTAATGCGATGCTAACACTTGCTTCAGGAGTCATTTATTCTACCTTTTTATAGTTCGCCGAACTGATCTGTAGACATGCTCCAATGCACGTTCCAATTGCCGAAATAGTTCCTGCAATTGCTTCTGCATAATCCCATCCCCAGATTTTGCCGAGCGTGATAATTAAAGCTGAAAATGCGTTCGTTCCAACAAGTGCAACCCATTTTAAATTGTCATATGTTTTATTAGAAAATACCATTTTTTACCTTCTTTCATAACTAAATTATACTATAATTATTGCCAAAAAAAAGGGCTTTTATCCCCTTTTTTCTTTGCCTTTATTTATTTCTGTTCTATAATGATTTTTCCTTTTTCTGCCTTCACCGTGATTTCTTTTTCAGGATCAATCCCAGATTCCGCCACAATCTTTTTTGATATTGTCGTAGTATACGTGTTAACCTTTAAGTCACCACCGACAGTTCTGTATTTCATTTTTGCAAGTTTAGCCATTGTTTACCTCTCTTTCATCCTTCAAATACTCGAACTCTTTTAATAGTTCATTCTTTGTTTTCTCGAATTCTGATTCAATTTGCTTTTGTACATCAATCTTAGTTTGTTTAAACCACTTCTTTTTGAATTTATTTACTGATTCTCTGTAAGTATCTTCGCTATAATCACATGATTGCCACCATTCTAAGTCATGTAGCAAATCAACTAGATCTTTCATCATTTCATTTAATTGTGAATCATACATTTCACCTACATATGTATCCTCGATTCTAGAATACATATAATTATAATGCCCACCGCTCATTCTCAATCCTCCACAAATTCAATTTGTTCACTTTCAACGCAAAATCTAGCACCATCGCCAAACTGGACATCATAAAGTATAGGCTTTACATAATGATCTTTGTTTATGACGCACGTATGAATCACTTTGCCAATCTTACCGATGTAATCTTTTTTGTGCTTACTAGTACTGCTGATTAATTCATATTCGTACTTATCAGTAAGACACAGCAATCTAGCTTTACGCATTATTTGATAACCTCGCAATTGTCTAAGATTTCACGAATTGGAACATTTGTATCAACGTCTTTAAAATATCCCTTTTCACGCATTTTAAACAAATGTATTTGATTTGCAATGTTATTATACGTTTTATAATCTTTATACACGCTTAACAAATCATACTCAAATTTAGTTATCTTATATTTTGGATTTTCACTAAATCTTAACTTACTTTTGTCACCGAATAATTCTCGTAATTTAACAGTTAACTCATTAGCTCTATTCTTAGACATTTTTAGTCCTCCCCAATACATTCATGCTGCATGATGCAGTACATTGCCTTAATGACACTTACTACCTCGTGCCAGGTCATATGATCAACGATTGTTTCACAACCATCTTTGTTTTCATCTGAATAGTCCCTGATTAAATCGTAAGCCTTACATGAATCATCACTGTATACAATAAAATAAGCATATTTAGTGCAAGCATTTATCGATTCTAGCTTAGCCTTTGTTTCTAAATATTCTATATCCATCATTTTAGTTCTTCTTTTTACGCAATTTCTCAAATCTTCTTACTGCTTTACGTCCATAATAATATCCAAGCAATATAAGCGATATACTCACAAAATATAAAACAATAAGTGAAATTAAAAATATTATCTTAATCATATCTTCCATTAAAAATCATCCTCTATTCTCTCTAAATGTTTCGTATGTATATCCGCCATAATCTTCAATCATATCCATGTACATACTTAAAATGCCTATGTTCATAATTGACAATAGAAGTGTGATAACCAACGCAACTAGCAACCATGCTTGGGCAGTTCGCTGCGTGATTTTCTTATGCTTCTTTGAATGAGAATTAAATTTATAGACATTCAATTGATCGTTCGCGATCTTATCAGCCTCTTCAATCTTTTCTTCTAACTCTGCTATGTACTCATCTTTCTGTTTTTGTGTTAATTTAGCCATTTTCTTTCTCCTCAAGCTTCTTTTCTAGTTCATACTCCTGATATTCAAGCGTTCTGATTCTTCTTCTGTATTCTTCATACTTAAATATACATTTTGTAGCTTTGTCCTGTTCTTCCTGTACTCTTTTAGCAACTAGAATACTGTATAGAATCAATGTGATCCCACCACCTGCAAACATTCCGCAAATAAAATATGTTAATTCCATGATGTTTTCCTCCTTAATCTAGAAAGCAGAAAGTAAGAGAGCAAGCATGATTGAAAAAATATATACTTCCTACTCTGTAATCATACTTTTCATTCGATTCTGTGATCAATACAGTGAAACCCAAATCATCAACATTTGTGATGATTCCTTTTTTCATGTATGTGTCACCTGGAAAAAGTCTGATTCTTCTTCCTTTGTAATTCTCTTTGTTATATTCCATATATTTATTTCTCCTTTGCTACATTTTCTGTAACCAATCTCATATTGATTTCTGTTAATTCTTGGATTCTCTTTTTGGTTTCCGTATCCATATACAGTTCTAAATCAATTGAATTAAAATAATCATCCATATTGCTTAGTCCGTATGTTGCTTGTTCTTCTTCGGTAAACGTAAGATTATTTTGATTGTGTCCTTGTTCATCAAGCACAAATTCGTAACATCCTTCAGTAGTTTCACCGTTCTGTAAATTCATGTATTGAATGTTTCCGCTATCATCTAAATACAATCTATCGTGTTGGTCAGTTCCTACAATGTGGATATATCCTGTATCTTTATCTCTTACGTAAATAAGAATTGCTTTTAAATAGTTAGGGTTGCACATCTTAATATCCTTCTTTCAATCTTTCTTTATCAATCCATCCTCTTATGAAATAACGGTCGCAATCCTTTTCAATAAAACATTGTCCTTCTTTCCCAGGAATCTGAGCAAACTCATAAATTTCAACATCAATTGATCTAAAGAAAGCTTCAACTTCTTTGTGATCTAAGAGCACGTGTTTGATAAACTTGAAACCTTCATCAGTCTTAAAACTGATATTAACTATTGGTTTAAATCCACAATTGTATTGAACAGTTTCATAGCCAAAAATATAAAATTCAGTGATCATTGTTGTTTTTCTCCTTATCTTAATCCTTTTTCAATATTTTTGAAAATCTGAGCAGTTCCACGAGGTGCTTTATCGAATTCTTTTACAACGTGAACATATTTTCCGCTTAATGATTTCTTTCCACATTCTGTATGAACCAAATTACCCTTGATGATTCCATAAGCTTCACGATTAACTGCTTTGGGATGTTTGCGAGTGCCTTCCCATTCAACATAAGTGATGAAGCATTTTTGAAGTTTTTCTTCTTTTTTTGCTTCTTTAGCTTTTTTAGTTTCACTCATTCTATTGTTTAGTACTTCTACAATTTCTTTTTTTGATAATTCAATAAAATCTTCATCTAAGCTATAGAAGTCTGTGTTGTTGAAATATGAACCTGTGTGATGCCAACTTGAATAAGTTAAGAAAGCTTTCAAAGATTCTTTATTGTATTTATTTAATTCTTTTTCATCAAAATCATTTCTTTTTTCTAAAACTAATCCTACAATGTCTGACTTTGTCCATTTTGATAAAGGTTTTTCACCATCTTCATAAGCCATTACAGCTCTTTCGCTCATTCTTTGTCCAACGTATGCCATGTTTTTTTATCTCCTTTTTTTACACCTATATATTACCATATTATAACAATAAATCAATACTTTTTATAAGTTTTTGTTTCTATTTGAAACCTTTAAGCATAATCATATCGACTGTAATTCTTCCATATACTTTGTGATCAATGTCATGTATGCTCCGTATGGCAATTCTTCATATTCATAGTTTACATTGATCTGCATCGCATTCAGCTTTTCCACGATCTTGCAGGCCTTGTTGATCTTCTCTGCAAATTTCTTTGCATCTTCGATGTTCTGCGTTCCACAAGCCGACCAGTTCACGCCGAATGTTTTTACTTCTGCAAGACAGCTTGAAGTTTCTTCAACAAAAACTGTTCTGCCTTCCATAATTTCACTTACTGCATTCATAAGTGCTGAATATTCTCTGTAGTTCATGTTTGTCATTTTCTTTTCCTTCTCTTTCTTTTTACATCTATATTATAATACTATAGTATAAAAAAATCAACCGTTTTCATGACATTTTTTGGCAAATTAAAAAAGGGCTTTTATGCCCTTCCTTATCTGTTTTCGATAATAGTTCTTTTCTGTAATACAGCACCCACAAATATTGTGATCATTCCAATTACCAATACTGCGCATTCCAAAACTTCAAACGCCACTTCGAAAAATGTTTTCATGTTGTCTCCTTTCATGCTTTTTTGTTTTCCTTTTTCCATATTTGCTGTATTTTATAAATTAAAATTCAATCTTTAACTTTCTCTCTTTCAATGTATCTTTTTAGCATATCATCTTTTAGTCTTAGCATTGAAAAATGTAATTTCGATTCGTAATAATCATTTAATTCACATGTTTGATATTCATATTCACCTATCGCATTGTATAGGTTTTCTGTAGAATACTTATATTCTTCATTACGTTGATTATTTTCTATGTATCTGAACTCGTGTGGTTCACGATTTTCTCTATATCTAAAATTTACAGAATCATAATTCTTGTTTATGAGTTCTTGTCCTATTTCTCGTTTCATTGTTTCTGCGTTGTAAATAATTTGAATTTTTGGTTCATAACCTTCTGACTTTAAAGCTGTTCCATAATTCATAAATCCATCAACTAATAGGCTAATTGTTTCATCCTTGCATACATAAGCACTCATTTTATTTTTCCTCTCTTTCAATCTCTACTTGATTTCACAATCTTTAAATTCTTCTTTGTGTGCCCACACTTTAGGCGGTGGGCTTGCATTTATATCATTAATTCATTGCCTGCACTTGGCTTGCGCTGAAGAAGCTTGCTTTTTTCATGAACATTCTTTTTTGTTCTTCGGTCATCCCCTCGCTGTTTTCAGTTTCCTTTGATACGCATTTCCAGATGTGGAACTGTGCAACAGCTTTCTCGCCTTTCTTCACACAATAGCCGAGCTTTTTCCATGCTTGGAATGTATGAATGTCTTCAGGTTCATCAAGCATGATCTTATTTCCATTCTCGTCCTCGACTTCAAACTGTCTGCCAGTCTTTCCAATTTTTCCATTTTTCATTAGTTCAACTGCTTCATTGAAAATAATTTGTGCATTTGTCATGTTTTTTTTCTTCCTTTCTGTGGTGCGGATGCTTTAGGTGATCCGCTAACCACTCTTATTTTCTGAATGTTGGTAATCCAAATGTCATTGCAATAGCTTTTCTAACTGATAAGTCATTGCTTAGATAACCGTTATATCTGATTGCTTTTATTTCACCAGTTTCAACATCTTCTGCAATTTCAGCTCTCTCAAAGATGTCTGCCCAATAATTAAATTTTCTTCCGTTTACTGTTGTTTGTTTTACTGTCATATCCTTGTACCTCTCTTATTACAATATTATTATAATATAATATGATAGAAATTGCACTACTTTTCCACGCATTTTGTTTCTTTTTGAAACATTTAACCGTTTAATATATCCATAAGCCTTGAATCCTGCGCTTTGTTCTTTCGTCTGTCTTCACCACTTACCAATACAGGAAGGCACATTTCAATGATACGACTGTAGATTCTGGCTTTGCTTGTATCTTCTGTATGGTAAAGGTCTGAATATTTAAGATTCGTTGTAATGATCATTGGCTTTCCGCTTCTGTATCTCGCATCAATGATGTTATACACAAGTTCGTTAACATATTCAGTGTTTCGTTCAATCCCTAGATCATCAATCACCAGAAGGTCAAACTCGTTCATGCTGTCCAGATATTTCTGCTTTCCTTCATACATACCCTGAAGCGTATTGATGATTCGAGCAAAATTTGTCACAAGACACGGCACGCCATTGTCAATCAATTCATTTGCAATGCATGATGCAAGAAACGTCTTGCCTGTTCCAACTCCACCGAATAAGATAAGCCCTTTCCCTGCATCCTTGAAGTCCTCAAACCGTCTGGCATAATTCCTGCACATGTCGCTAGCCTTCTTTGATTTCTGGTCATCGTGATCAAATCGGCATTTCTGAAGTTCTCTGTCAGGAAAGCCTGTGTTCCTATATCCTTCAATTCGTGCCAGCCTGTCCTGCTGCTTTTTCTCTGCTTTCTTCCTGTCATTTTCAGCAATCAAGCATGAACACATTACAGGAACATATATCCCGACCGCCGACAACCATTTTCTTCGTGGCTCGTTACATTTTCGGCAGTATATCATATTGTCTTTGATATATTCAGTACTATCATCGCACATTTCTAGCATCCTTTTGATTGCTTCTTCTGTTGGCTGTTCACTTATAAAGATATCTTGCATGTTTTTCATAGTTGTAGTCCTTTCTTTTGCTTCTATTTGAAACTATTTGCCGTAAAACATAGCCATGAGTTCTTCTTCAGACTCATAACCATTCTGGTCGTATTTCTTCTCTGGCTGTTTCTCCTGCTTTGTGTATTCATTCTTTAAAGGGAAGATACCTTGCCAGTTATTAGTGATTGACTGATTTAGAATAGCGATCTTTGCATCGTCTGTATTCCCTATTTCATCAAGTTTCTTTAGCATAAGTTTAAGAGCATACTCTGTCATAGGCTTCTTGATGAATGATCTCATCTGTAAGAATGCTTTCAACGCATTTTGTAAATCTTCATTTTGTGTATACTCCGCAATCTGTTCATCATACGATTTCGACTTGTTCTTTCTTTCTTTCTTAATTTCTATATTATTACTTAGAGTATTATTATCTAGAGTATTATGTAAACTTTGTTTACTACCCCCCATTAAACTTTGTTTACTACCATGTTCAACTTTGTTTACTACCATAGACTTAGGTTTAACTGCTTGATACTCGCAAAACTTTACACCGTTCACGATATTTTCATGCTTTGTGATATATCCTTTTTCAATCAATGACTTTAGGCATTTTATACAGCTTTGCTTTGTTGAATTTGTCCAATCCGCAAGATACTGTAGGCTGCCTGTGAACCTTGTCTCATAATCCTGTGAGAATCCATATATGATTGCATACACAAGAAGCTCGTTCCCTTTCAGTCCTAGACTTGTAACCATCCAACCAGATATGCTGATATAGTTTTCTTCTTTTACTTTGCTCATGTTTTTGCTTCCTTTCTTTTCTACTTTATGATTTTCCTTTAATAACAGAAAACCGCATCACATTAAGTCCGCCAACCTAATGCAATACGGTTCATGTACCTATTCAGTTTAGTTCACTGCTATTCAGCAATGGCGGTTACTGAATAGGTGGTGTAGGTTTGTTCTACTTAATTATAATATCATAATTATGTGGTTATGTCAAAACATTTTGCCTACTTTTGTTTCTATTTGAAACTTCTTGATGTCTTTACTCGTAACAATGCTGATTGTGTAGTTTGGATATTTATATTCAAACAGTTTTTGCTTTAACCGGAAAACGTCCGTAATTACCGCTGTAGAGCCTTTTACATCTTCAATAATAATTCTATCACCATCGGCTAGAATGTACCTAAAATCGGCTTTATACACGGTTTTACGCCATGTCTTGCCATTCTTCCTGAATGACGGCAAAAGTTCAAAAGATGGCTGTAATTCCAACCCCCTTATAGCTCCCGCACGTTCCAGAATCTTTAGCTGTGCATACCGTTCAGCTTCCAGTTTTGAATCAAACTTGATGCCGTCAGCAACCGTCTTTGTATTGTGATACTTTCTATACAATTAAGTCACCTCATAGGTAGTTTTTCCCAAAAATGTCAATGAACTCGCTTGTAGTCAATCCATACTCGGCCATGGCTCTTTTTTGCCCAAGCTTTTTAAGGTGCATATCAAATTCATGGCCCTTACTGCAATGCACACCATACTTAGACATGTTGTGATCTTCAGGTTTGATGAATACGACAAGACCATACTTAATTGACTTTTTGCGGTTGGCAGTGCCAAAAAAAATTTCATGCCTGACAGTTCCATATAACCGTTTTGAATAATACTGATAACAGTGTTCATTCGTTAAGAACATGCCTTCATGCATGATGCATAACTCTTTCTGAATCATTTTCCGCTACTTCCGAAACCTTTATCACCACGCTCAGTATTTTCATCCAGTGAATCACATAAATTGATATCCTCATAAAGCACTGGAATAATAACAAGTTGTGAGATTTTATCGCCCGTATGAACCAGATAGCTTTCATCAGAATGATTATACAGTTTCACAAGAATTTCGCCTGTATATCCTTCATCAATCAATCCTGTTGATGTAATGCCGTGATTGACGTTCAAACCACTTTTAGAAACCAACAGCCCTGCTGTTCCATGTGGCAACTGTACATGCAATCCAGTATGCAACAAAGCCCCTCCGTGTGCCTTTACAAGCTTATTATCACGTGCTTTTATATCCAACCCAGCATCTGTTTTGTGTGCCCTCTCTGGCACGTGCGCGCCTTTTTCAACGTAAATATTCATTTGTTTTTCCTCATTTCTATATACTTCAGTTTTGCAACCTCATCCGGTGTAAGTACAGGTATGCCCTGTTCTTCGCAGTCTCTAATCAATCCATCCAGAAGTGCTGAGAACTCTTTTGAATCCATATCCGAACTTCCTTTATAAATCTTGTAATGTGTGAACTCTTTGCCGTCAAGATCACTTTTCCCGATTGCTTCATAATACCGAAAATAGCCATCAACTTTTATGTCTGACCTTACCGACACAACCTCACACATGCTGTACCGCTTGAGCATCATGAAATGTACTTCTTCGCTGCTAAACCTCATAACGCTCGCCAACTGGTTGAGTAAAGACCAGTAGTAAGCATTTGCTGTGAGTGATCTTTTCGATTTCTTCTCTTTTATCTCGTACAGCTTTTCTGCGTCCTGCTGGTCGAACAACCACTGGATGATAGCTTTTGCATTTCCTATCATACCGTTATTACCGCCTAGAATGGCAAATCAGACGAATCTATGTCGTTCCTTGTATTCCCCCAACCGCTATCAAAATTTCTATTATTTTGACCGCTAGGGCCATCATATTGCATTTCACGCTTACGTTCCAAGAACTGAAAGCTTGTAGTGACTACTTCTGTCACATAAACCATTCTGCCGTTCTTCTCATAGCTTCTTGTCTGAATGTGCCCAGTCACACCAAACAAGTCGCCTTTGTTAACATATTTTGCGATTGTCTCGGCTGCTTTGCCCCATGCAATGCAGTTGATAAAGTCTGCACCGTCTTCCTTTTTTCTTCTGTCAACTGCCAATGTGAATGAAACAACAGGAGTACCGTTCTGCGTTCTCCGTTCCTCAACATACTTCGTAAGCCTTCCAATCAAACTAACGTTATTCATTTTCGCTTTCCTCCATTTTTAATTTACACTTTTCCAAATACAGTCAAAAATAAAATCTTCAATGCTCTTATGTTCATTTAGTGATGCCATTGCCAGCCTTTTCAAAAATTCTCCATTAATTGAAACTATAAATTTGTAAGTGTCATCATCACTAGCTGTTGTCTTCGCAGTATCATTGTTGCTAGCGTTTTTCCAAGCATAACAATATTCGTCCGGCGAAATGCCATAAACTTTTTCTAGCGTGTCTGCTACTGTCCGATTAAGCCTTTCTCTTCCGAATACATTTTTTCTAACATATCCCGAATCATCATAACCACATTTTCTGGAAAGTTTTGACCATTTAATGCGCTTTTTTCTCAATATTTCACTAAGTCTAGTAAAATCTACGTTTTCAACAATACTGTTATCTCTTTTTCTCATTTTCTTTTTCCTCTAAAAATTTTTCGATTAACTCCCACGTCATGTCCTCATTTACAGGACTGTCAATAAATTTTCTGATGCCATCCCTGATATGTATAATCTTCAAGAATTTTGCATCAACTCCGTAGCTTTGCATCAATCCGATGCGGTACAAATTCAACTGATATGCGATCTTTTCCTTGTTTAATGCACTGACGGTTTTAATATCCGCAATGCCAGTTTCACCATCCATCAGCATTGTCATGTCAAGTCGTCCACATGCTATCGGCATATCATCCTTGAAAATCACAATCGGAAGTTCACTGTCCAGAACCTCGAATCCGTATTGTTTCTGCAAAAACTTAAAGTTTCGCACTGCTTCGCTTCCATCATCGTACTCTGAATTGTTGTAGTTCTCGATTGCCTTATGTACTGCCGTACCTCTTTGGGCCGCATTATTCAACACGGCAGGAGGCACGCTTGCATATTCATTTCTATACTTCGTACCAAGAATCTGCGAAACACTTGGCAACATAAGCCCATCATACAGATATGTATGCGTTTCATCGAAATATTCAAGCGTGCCGCCTTTAATGCTGAATGTTTCCATTATTTAACCGTGATGCGGATGGACGGTTTCACTTTTGAGATTTTAGCGTACAAGTCGTATACATCAGGATTCTCTTCCTTGAATGCTTTGCTATCAAACCTTTCTGCATCATGTTCTGGAATAAATGCGATCTTCAGAAACTCGTTGTCTAACTTTAATACGCCGTACTTCTGCATAGCATCAAGAATTTCAGCTTTCATGCTGTCCTGCTGCTTTTTTATCTCTTTCGCCTGCTTCTCAAGGCTTACAATCTTCTCGCATACTTCTTCAGACAATGCAACGTCTGAGTCTTTTCTTTCGATAATGTTATTCATTTGTTTCATCCTCTCTGTAATTAAATTTAGTAAAATCATATTTGCCGATAACTCTTTTGAGTGGCTCGCATCCTGCACCTGTAAGAACACGCAATACTTGCTCCACATCATTACTAGTTGAATTGCAAACCGCAAGCACTGTTGCCATTTTTTCTCCGAACTGCGTATCAACTAACACTTCGTCACCACTCTTGATGCTTGCATAGAGCGGTGCATAGAACAGGAATTTTTTTTGGCTGTCAGTGTGCTGACATACTACAAATTGCACGTAACTACTCATGATTGTCCGCCTTTCTTTGTTTCATGATTTTACCAATCAACTCGCTTGCCTTCGACATCGGCATATCTTCCAACTTGTCGATTTTGTTCATCTTTAGCAGCTTTTCAAGATTCTCGCCTGTATAGTTCTTGCTTAATACTTCAATCTGTCTTGGTGATGCCTTGCGTTCCGTGCTGTTCGTTGCTTCATCATCATTGCCATCCGTATCTTCTTCTGTTGCCATGCCAAGGAATGCACCTAATGAATAACGCTTGCGGTATGTGATCTCTGCTCCCTCATCCTGAAGCTTTGCGCCTTCCTTTACTGTAAACGGATAAGTGTTTGTTTCAAATACATGTCCGCTCTTATGTACCAGAATACAGCGAACACCATTTACGCCGTTCTCATCAACTCCAATAGGCTGTAGCAATGCAAAGTTCTGATTTTCCTTGATTTTGTTTAAAATGTTGTCTAATGGCACATAATCAAATGCCTTGTGCATCCATTCCCCTGTTTTTCGATTCTGCACAGAATAGTTGACCTGTGCGGACTTTTCTAGTCCTCTTAACTGATTAACCAATTCGATTAAATCAGTTGCTACTTCTTTTGTAATGTTTTCAAATCCGTTCATTTTTCTTGTTTTCCTTTCTTTTTGAAACATCCAATTCATACTGTTTAATTATTTTGTTCAATTCTTCTGCATTACCGCTTTTTACGATTTTTTCTACGATTTCATACATTTTTTTTCAGCTCCCAATAATTAAACTAGCGTTTTCATATCCAAATACATTGCAGAACACTTTGACAAGCTTTGTAGAAGGATTGTGCGTTCCCTGTTCAATACAAGCATAATGGCTAGTTGATATTCCAAGCTTTTCTGCAACATCCTTCTGAGTTAATCCCTTTGAAATTCTGAATGCTTTCAGTTCTGCTCTTTTCATTTCGTGCCCCCTTTCTGCATACATATAATACCACTGACTCATCAAATTGCAACTACTTTTAATCAAAAGACGATTATTTGTTATTGTTTCAAATAGCTACGGTGTGTTATCATCGAAATATAAACTTTTTTAGGTGGTGTAAAAATAATGATAAACAATAAATCAATAGGAAGGAAACTCAAAGAACTACGCAACTCCCGTGATCTTAAACAGTCTGAGCTTGCTGAAATGGTCGGGCTTTCAAGACCTGCAATATCGAATATTGAATCTGGAAAACGCTCCTTAACTCTTTCAACGCTGAAACGTTTTTGCGAGGTTTACGGAATTGATATATCTTACTTTGGAATTGATACGTCAAGCTATGATGAAACTACAGACCTCACACTGCGCATCGAGTCTCTGTTTCACGATCTTCCTGAACCTGAGAAGGATGAGCTGTATCTGAAGATAATGAAATTGTACCTTGACAGCAAGAATGTTTCTGATTGAAACCATCTGTCGAAAAAAAAGAATTGTCTACTTCATATTCAATTTTGAGATTTTCCTGTTCAGCATAAAGATTAAACAACAACGAATATATTTTTTCTGCGTCCATATTTTCACCGCCCCTCATCGGCTAGTATGGACTGCTTTTTTTATTTTCAATCAATCGGAGGTATTTTTTATGAGAAAAAAACTGCGAGTGGCAGGATATGCTCGTGTTTCAACAGACGAACAAAAGAAATATGGATATTCAATACAGGCCCAGACCGAAGAAATAACGCAATGGTGCAACGACAACGACCATGACCTAATACATATCTACATTGACGAAGGATTCTCAGCAAGCAACATGAAACGCCCGCAGCTGCAATCCATGCTTTCAAACCTTCGTGATCTGGATGCAATCGCCTTCACACGTCTTGACCGCCTGTCACGTAACGTCCTTGAAGCTAACAAAATGCTTGAACTTCTGCAACAAAACAATGTCGCTATGATTTCCATTTGTGAGGACGATATAAACACGTCCACTGCGAACGGATTGTTCATGTTCAACCTTAAAGTCAACCTTGCAGAACATGAATTAAAAAAAGGCTCTGAACGTATCAAAGCCGTATTTGAGTACAAAATTGCACAAGGTCAACCTATCACTGGTAACGTTCCTTTTGGTTACAAGATTGCCACAGAAAACGGCAATAAACGCATTGCAATTGATGAATCCAAAGCGCCAATAGTGAAAGATATTTTCGATTCATTTCTACTGCATCAATCAGTCCATCATACAGTTGAATACGTCAACAAGAAATACGGACTGTCTCGACCGTATATGTCCTACATGCACATATTAAAGAATGAATTTTATGCAGGAATATACCGTGGAAACTCCAATTACGCTGAACCATACATCACGAAAGAAACATACAATGCCGTTCAGACCGCATTACAGGCCAATATACGCACAGGAGTACAACGCCATGTATATTTATTCACTGGACTTTTAAGATGCCCAGAATGTCGTTCTAAGTTGGTTGGAGTGAGCCATCCAAAAGGTGGCAAGCGATATTATTATTACCGATGTAACAATGCCCACTCGGTCCATACATGCAACCACAAAAAGCACTATGCGGAACTGGCAACGGAGAAATATCTATTGTCTAATCTTGATGTCCTGCTCAAAGATCATATAGCAACAATATCAAGCATCACATCTGAAACAAAGAACACAACTGAAAAGGAATTGAAAGAACTAAGAAAAGAGCTTGATAATCTGAATTATATTTTTATAAAGAAACGTATGCCTGTAAATACCTATGAACGCCTATATGCAGAAACGGAAGACAAAATAAAAAGGCTTGAATCTTTCAAACCTAAAAGCACCGATCATCTTCAACAATTCCTGAACAGCGGTTGGCGCTCAATATATGATAACCTCACACGTGAGAATAAACGCACGTTGTGGCGCAACATCCTTGATTCTGTCCATGTTT